TCAGGAACCATCCACTGCTTGGGCCTTTCAGCCTTTGCACGAGTGTCAAATTCACGGGGGATTCTGGGTTCAGCCATTTTGTTTCCTCATTTCTTCCGCTACCGCACGGGCGTACTGCTCATTCGTCAGTCCGAGCCGCTTGGCGATTTGAACTTGTGATTGCGTCAGCGTGATCTTTCTAGGCGCTACGCTGCGCGTGGCGGGGGCAACAACCGATGACTTCTTTCTTTCCGAAGGGAACGCATCCGGAAAAAGTTGACGCACCTCTTGATTGATGCGCTGGTAATAGTCGTCGCTTGTTGGATCAACCCCGTTACTCACAAGTTCTTTGTCAACCTCTAAAGCAATGGCACGCATCCTGTTGTTTGTCTCAAACCACGGATTGGCTCTTAACCACGCACGGGCTTTGTCGTCTACAGGAGGCGGTGCAACGCTTGGAGCGGGTTGTACCACAGGTGCCGGGGCTTGCGCAACTGCCTGAACAGCTTGTGGCCTAAAATTATTGACGCGCTCTGCCTTATTCACCGCCTTGGCAAGCTCCTCTTGCGCCGCAACGATGCCGTCAGTATCAAACGCTTCGTGCGCCTCTTTGAGCTTGGCCTTGGCCGAGGCTACCTCATTGGCAACAACCTTCTTGGCTTGCTCAAGCAGAGCTTGCTGACCTTGGCCGAGACTGCCTTGGAGGCGCTTGTTCTCTTCGACAAGGTTTTGCGCAAGGCGCAGGGCCTCTTCCCGCTCACGCAAAGCCGATTCTTTGGCCCTGCGCTCCTCGTGGTAGCCCTTGGAGAAGTGCTGGATGCGCTTCTTGACCCCTTCGGAGTACTGAGACAGTTCGTCGTCCGTAACCTCCGCAGGAGCTTCCTTCATGGGCTTGCGCCCACGATCTTCTTCAGGCGTGTCGTCTACGACCTCAATCGCGGTCTCGCCTTCGATCTCAATCTGAAGTTCTTCAGGCGCGTCCTTCTTCTCAGTCTTGATCTCGTCCGGGAATTGGAATTCGGTCATGTTAGCGCCCTCCCTTCTGAATCCCTCTCGGGTCCATTACGACTGCTTCTACTGAGTCATCATTAATCAAGCGCCACTCAGTACCGTGGATCTTCAGTCGCGTACCAGAATTGGGACGGACCAGCACGAAGTCGCCCACCTTGCAGGACGGACCACTAGGGAACCGAAGAGGGTCTTTGTAGCAGTCTGGTCCCATCTTGGCGACATACAGAACTGGGCTCATCACCTCTTCAAAGTGCATGGTCTGCCCTGCTTTGACCAGCCCGCTTTCGTACTCTTCCTCCGCTTTGGGCAGAACGCAGAGCAAGTGGTAGGTCACGGGATCAGGCACTTGTCGGGCCTTTTCCTCGTCGGTTTGCGGCAACACGGTGGTGTTTTGGCCGTCGCTCAGGAGTAGTTCACTCATCATCGTTTTCCATCTTTCGCACAAGGTCGGTTATGAAAGCATGAGCGCGTGAAAGACCCTGGATTTCACCCGTCATGAATTTGTACTCGGCAAAATCTTTTGCCGCACCTGAGATAAGCGCCTGCGCGATGGTTTCGCGGCGCTCTTCCAGTTCTTCGATAACTACGTCAAACGCAGTAGTCATACTTAATCCTTACTGTTTAGATTGCTTCATCATCTGCTGCCGAGTTTTGATAGCGTCGGACTGCACTTGCTGACGAAGTTTTTGTTGATGAACCTGCTCTTTGTGTTGAAGTTCCTGCTGAGATTTCATTGCTTTCATGCGGGGGTCTTCACCTTGGTTCTTCTGGGCGTCAATCTGCAGGCGCTGCGCCTCAAGCTGCAACTTTTGCTGCGCGATCTGGAAGTCCATCTGGTCGTTCTGCGCCTTGCGCTGCACCTCGGCTTGCTTCAACTGCAACTCAACCTGCTGCATCTGCAGAACGGGGTCCTGCGCCTGCTGCTGAGCCTGCATCTGTGCAGCCATCGCTTGGTTCTGTACCATCGTGCGTTGTGCAGCGGCGGCAATCAGCGGAGCCAGGGCCTTCTCGTCTTCAGGTGCTATCGGCGCGTTGTCCTCCTCGTCCAGCGTGGGCAGTGGCACGCCCAGCGCCATCTCGACTTGAGCCCGGTATGCAAACGCAGCGTGCTCTGCAATATGCGCCATGAGCGCGGCCATCATCTGTTGCGCCATTGGGTTCTGGCCCAGAGTCGCCATGATCTTTGGGTCCTGCATGAACGCTTGATGGGTCATGAGGTGCGCCTCGTGATCTTGGTACGCAAACGCCTTGACGGGCTTGCCCCGCAGCACGTTCATGTTCTCCGTCACGGGGTCCTGCGGCTTCTGATCCTCAGGAATGGCGACCAACCGTTCAGCGTTCTTGATCCCCAAAACTTCCAGCATCTGCCGGTGCAATTGAGGAAGATCGTAAATTTGTGGGGCACCTTGGGCCAACTGAAGAGCAGCTTGATACTGCATGATCCGCTGCGCCATCGTGGCCGCGTTAGGATCACTAACCGGGATCACCTCTACGAGGTCGTAGTCAGACTGTTTGACAGAGCGGTCACCACCTTCCGGCGTGTAGGAATAGTCCGCAGGAAGGAAGTCGCGGATGATGCCCTTCAGGAGTTTGAACTCCATACGAAGTGCAGCGTGAACCCGAGCCTGAACAGCGCTCATGGTCTTGAGTTGCCGCTCCAAAATTGCCAGCGTTGTCCCAACAGGAGCTTGGGCAGACATATCACTGACCTTGAGGTCCGCTACCGACGCAAGCCTTCGTCCGTCTTCAGTGATTGACTGAAGCAAAGCCGCCAAAACTTGGCTCGGCTCCTTGTACGGAAGCGGCATGATGTTGTCACGCACACTCCCCGAAGGAATATCTACATCCCTGAACTCGCCCGGGGCGATGGGCGTGTCGTCGCCCTTGATCCGAAGACCGCGAGACTTCAGACCACCGGGCAGGTTGGACAGGGTTCCGGCATCTACAAGTTGGCGAATGATGGAAGTGCCTGCTCGGGCGTAGCCGCCGATCAGATGGATGTACCCAAGTCCGTAGGCCCCGAACCCGGGGATGTACGTGTACTGGACGAAGTGCTGTCGCTTGAGTTTCTTGTCGTCGTCTTCGTTCCAGTTTCGTCGGATGGACAGGACGGTGTTGGTTCCTCTTTCAACCGTGACCACATACGGCAAAGGAACTTCATCTTCGTACCCCGGCATGTCCCAGTCTACGTGGATTTCCAATACCTGATACCGATCATCATCGGTAAGGGTATACCCTTGCTCTTCTGCTTTTTTCTTCTCAATGTCAGTGAAGAACCTGACAGGTTCACCCAGTTCTACGTCTTTGTAGAAACCTGCTACCTGTAGTTTCTTGATCTCGTTCTCAGTTTTGCGCATGACATGAGTCACACGCTCGGCTGTGTAAACATTTGACGCCCCGTAAGGCATGATCAAGTCTTCAGCCGGAACAAATGGGGCAGCAGGCAACTCCGTGCTGGGATTTGGATAGATCTTCTTGAAAGCAGCACCAGAAAGACCAAGGGAGTACAGCATCCGCTCATGCTCGGACCTGTAGTCAATCATCCGCTCGGTCAGCATGTAGTTCATGTCATCACGAACCCGCTCTGCTGCCTCTTCTTTTAGTCGGTCAATCGCCCCGATGATCTGCGTTTTCACCGGACCTTGAGCCGGGAACGTCTCAGTAATCATCTCTGATTGGAACCTAATGGCGGCTTCCGTCAGAAGAGGGCTGTAAACACCACAAGCCCCGTTCCAGGGCTCTGTTCGCTCCTCATACTTCATCCCAAGGACTTCTAAGCCCTTGACAAACATATCTGTCCAGTCTTTGCGACTGTTGATGTCCGCATCTACAAGGGAAACAAGCTCAGAAGCCAGGGATTGAAGCTCCCCGTCGTCCATGTACTCCGCAAGATTTGCGTCGAATGTGTCCGCAGTCTCAGGTTCCGGCATCAGGTCAATTTCTAAGCCGTCGATGCCGATGCTGACAGCTTCCGGGTTCTCGATCTCGATCTCGATGGCGGGCTCATCGCCCATGAGGGCAGTGTCAAGGGGCATCATCGCGGGGTCAAAATTGGTTGCCATGTCAGGTTCTTTCAGTAATACGCAGCCCGTCGCAGGCTACGGAAGTGTCGGGGCTCCTCGGGCTCATCGGACGGCAGGCGTATGAAGCCCCCGTTGCGCATGCGCATGAGCGCCTGGGTCATCGTATCAACATAGTCGTCGTGCTCACCAGCGGGGAAGGCCGCGACCTCCTCCACAAGCTCTCGCGCCCAGCGGGTGTCTGGCACCCACACACGGCCCGAGGTGAACATGTCGGACACCGCGTTGAGGCGCACCACTTTGTCGTTGCTGGTGCCGTTCTTGCCCCGGCTGGGGCTGAACTCGCTGATGGGTATGCCCATAGCCCTCAACTCCTGGATCAGCGGCGCTCCAGCGGCTTTCTTCTCGATCAGACATGCGTCAGGTTCCCACTCGCGATAGTACTCGCTGGCACGCTTCTTGAGGTCGGGAAAAGCCCACCGTCCCTTGATCGCGTCTAGAAGAATGATATGGGCATTATCATTATCTTCCTCGTTGAACCACACACCCCACGTGGTGCACGCGCTGTAGTCAGCGCTGGTTTTGGTCTCGTGCGCGGTATCCCACGACTGGATGATGTACTCGCACTTGGGCGGTTTCTCAGGCTCCCAAAGTTTCCACATCTCGCGCTTGATGACCGCTGCAACCTCCGAGGTGGGGTTCTGCATGTACTGCGCCTGCCAGAACCTTGGGTCCATGCCCGCACGCTTGGCCTGAAGCTGCTCCAGGGGCCACTGCTCAGGCCACAGAGACTTCTCCTGCGGCGTGTGCTCGTGCATGATGGCCGGAAGCTCCACGATCTCCCACTTGTCCGCGTCGGGATTCTTGATCTGGTGGCTGATCAGCATGCCCGTGAGGTCCAACTGAGACCACCGGGTCATGATCACGATGATCGCACCCCCTGGCATCAAGCGTTGGAGAGGGCCTGTCTGGAACCAACCCCATGCAGCGTCGAACGGCGTGCGTGTGCCCGCCTTGATGTCCTGTTCTGAGTGCGGATCGTCAATGACGAACAGGTCAGCGCCTCGACCGGCGATGCTACCACCGACGCCAACAGCGTAATACTGACCTCCGGCACTCGTAGACCACTTACCTGACGCTTTTTGGTCCTCTGAGACTTGCGTATCGGGAAAAATGGTGTTGTATTCGGGCGTTTCGATGAGGTTTCTGATG